GATGCCATCAAGCGTTCGAACGCGCCCTGGACGGATCCGCGCAGCGACGAGGAAAAAGACCTGTACAACGAACAGCAGCGGGAAAACCGCCGGCAGCGCGCAGAGATGTACCAGTACGACCGCTACCGCGCGCGGCTGGGTGACGACGCGCCGAAGAGCCTCGTGGCATTCCGGAGAGTCAAACACGCCGGCGGAGAGGCGTGGGATGAGCTTGAGCGGAAATATCGTAGCGTCAATGCACCAAAGGCTTCGGATGTTGGAACTATGATGGATGTGCCCGATGGTGTAGATGAAACGATGGTTGCGGAGGCTCGCGCAAGCATCGTCAGGATCGCCAAAAAGTACCCAGCATACGGCGAACGCGTCTCAACCAACGGGATTGAGATCGCCGTGAAGGATTTGCCAGGAAAATATGCGGAATATGAGGCATCCGATGCAGGAAATTCGGATAAACTGGGGCTCTCGCGCGACTATTTTTCTTCGCGCGAGGATTTGGTTGCAGCGGTACAAAAACAATCGTCATTAAGGGATTGCCCGTATGTCCCAGAGGGCAAAGAAGTGGAGTATATTGCAGACCATGAAGTCGGTCATGGAATCCAGGCGACGATGCGCTTGCTTCTGGACGGCGATGGATATCAGCGTGCGAGGCAGATCGCCGCGACGAAGACCACGCCGGCGGCGATTTTTAAGCCAATCAGCGATTGGCGAAACGCCTTTGCAAAACGCCAACAAGCTGATATAATGGCAATAGCCAAAGCGATTGACCCAAAGAGTACAAGATTTATATCGCATTACGGAAAAGAGACTCCGTCAGAGTGGTTTTCGGAAGTGTTTGCGAGCATGGAGCTTGGCAACGAAGGCGTATTAGAAGAAGCAATGGGGCGGTATCTGGCGAGGATGTTTGGATGACGATTGGTAAGATATTTATAGCGAGGAATATTGTCGACGATGATCCTGAATTGTCTCAATACGTTGGCGCTGGTTTTGCCGAGACCGAATACACATGGTCCAGCGAATACGAAATAACGAATGATTTGCCGTCCGCGCCGTTGGAAAAGGTTAAACCGTATATGAATTTTTGTGAAGTGTGTGTAGATTTTGTACGAATCGACAGCGCCGGCGCCGCGTGATATCGCACATGCTATATCGCAAACGCTATATTCCCCGCCAGCCGGCGGGGTTTTTGATTGCAAGGAAGGAGACAACATGAAGCCTATCACGAAAGAAGAGGTCGAGCTGGTGCTTGCCGACGTGCGCATCCCGTCGCCAAAGCGTACGGAGTATCGCCTGATGCTCACGCCGGCGCGCGGCGCGAAACCCGCGCACACGCCTGGTCAGGTGCTCAACACGCTGCTCTTCGACGCGACACTCCCGTCGTGGGTAAGAGACGAGTGGAACGCGAACCTGATCGGCGGCCGGAAGGAGCTGCCGGACATCCCTACGGATCCGGAAAGCAAACCGCCGCGAGAACAGACTGACGCCGCGAAAGCGGATAAGTAGCTCGGCAGCCGCCGGGCTTATATATTTTTAGCCGTGCGCCGGGCAATGGCGCATCACGCAGGCGGAGCCGACCGCCAAACAAGGCAACGTGAAGGAGGTTCACACAATGGCAACCATCAAAGAGTATCTCAAAGAAAAGCTGAAAGACGCCTATACGGATGAAATCAGCGGGGAAGTCGACAAGCTTCTCGGTTCCGGCTATGTTCCGAAAGATGTCGTCCGCGTGGACTACATCGAGAAGATTTCCGGTCTCGAAAAGGAGATCACGAAGCGCGACGAGCAAATCGACGCGCTAAAGAAATCATCCGGAGATGCTGACGAGCTGAAAAAGCAGATTGACACGTACCAGGCGGAAAACAAGACGCTCAAAGAGTCGCACGATCAGGAGCTGACAAAGCTAAAGTTCGACTTTCGGCTCGAAGGCGCGTTGTTGGCCGCAGGCGCAAAGAATGCAACCGCGGTCAAAGGGCTGCTGAAAACCGAAAATCTGAAGCTTGACGGCGATACGATCATCGGGCTGGAAGAGCAGCTGACCGCCATCAAGAAGTCGGATGCGTATCTCTTTGATGAGGCAAAAACAAAGGTACCGGGAACCGGCGGAAACCCGCCGACGCCGCCCGGACAGGACACGCAGAAGAAGCCCACCGCGGAAGGCCGGGTAATCTTCTGATTTTTCCACAAGGAGGAATAAGAAATGGCACGCACACAAGCAATTAGCATTCTCCAGGGCACAGCGCAGCCGGCCAACCTTGCCGAGCTGTACGGTCTGGTCATCGAGAACATTCAGAAACTCGCGCTTTCGGTCGGTCTGAAATCGCAGGCATATACCGGCGATCCCGCTGCCGGCTCTGTCGAGTTCAAACGGTTCGTCAACGCTGCCGTCAATCCGTACGGCACCGCGCGCGCGGCCGGAGCTGGCGACAAAGTGACAGCAACACCGGTCACGGTCAATCTCGACCAGCACAAAGAGATCGTCGAGGAAGTCGCGAAGTTCGACATCGAAACGTTTGGCGTGTCGGACATCATGCGCCGGCGCGCGGACAACCACGTCGCTACGGCGACCTGGTCGCTCGACACCGCATTCTTCGCCGCGGCAGTGGCCGCCGCAACGGCCTACACGCCGTCTGCCGGAGCAACGACGCTGAAAGCGATCATTGAGGAATTCATCCAGACGCTGGAAACCGTTGAGAACGATTATGTCCGAGGCGTGAACCGTGCGCAGATGGCAATCATCGCATCTCCGTCGTTCTACGGGCAGATCCGGGATCTGCTGGACACGCAGGAGAATCCGAACGTCGATACGGCCGCCGAAGAGTTCGGCATGTATCACGGCGTTCGTGTGTACAGCTCGGTCAACATTCCGGCTGGAACCGACGCGCTTATCATGGTGATCGGCGCTGTCGCGGAGCCGGTTGTGTTCAACCAGTACGGAGATCCGGAGAAGATTCCGCTCAGCAACGACTTCGCCGTATCAATGTTCTTCGACTACGGCGCGCAAGCGCTCACGCCGGATCTCATTTTCAAGTACGCGGCATCCTGATCATAGGCTGTCAGTGTCATTAAGGAGGACGAACAAATGGCAAAATGGAAACATGCGCTTACGGGCGCAGTGCTGGAGACGGAGAACGCTGTGTCGATTGCGCAGTTTTCCGGAAATCCTGCGCGGTACATCCCGGTGGACGCAGCCGCAAAGAAGCTGTCGAAGTCGGTGGACAGCGCTGTGGACGAAGACGGCGAGCTGTCTGCGATGACGGCCGCCGAGCTCAAGGAAATCGCGCGGGAAGAAGGGATCTCCTTTCCCGGCAACGCCGCGAAGAAAGACCTGATCCGGATGATCACGGATGCGCGCGCAGCTGATACCGGCGCTGATGCCGGAGCTGGCATCGATGCGGACGGAGATTCGCTCGACGAGGAACTCAGGAGGCTTAACGGTGCTGACGCTGGGTGACGACACGTACATCACCGTCGAGCAGGCGGACGAGTACGTCGAGATGGAGTATCCGGATCCCGATCCGGCCGGCGCGGCCTGGCGCGCGCTGTCCGTCGGAGAAAAGGAGTACGCGCTCAGGAAGGCATGTTTTCGCCTCGACGCGCTACCGTTCACCGGCCGCGCGTCTACGTCTTCGCAAAAGCTTATGTGGCCACGGGATGGAGACACATCCGTCCCGCTGGCCATACCGGCCGCGCAGATGGAAATCGCGCTGCTACGGTTCAAACCGAACACGGATACGGACACGGGCAGTCAGGATGCGGCGCTCAGGCGGCAGCTCCAGGCACAGGGCGTCAAGAGTTTCTCGATTGGCGACTTGTCAGAAAGCTACGTCGCCGGTGAGTCGCTCCAGACACAGCACACGTTCCTGGCCGACGAAAAAATCGCGGCGCTGCTGAGCAGGTACCTGTCAGGAGGCTATCAAACATGCTGAAAAGCTATCTCAGGCAGAGCGCGCAACTCGAAAGAGCCGTGCGCCAGACGGGCGGAGAGCTCGCCACAGACGATTTTGGAGCCGTAGAGTATCAGGAGCCCGTGAC